TGCAGAAGAAGCGGGCGACCCTGAAACAAAAGCACAAATGATGCAGCTCCTTCAGCAGTTACTCGGAGAATCGCAACAGTTTGGGATGCTTAATGATATGTCTTCTCTTGCGGACTCTAGAGGCGGACCGAATATGATGACTCCTGTAGGGAATGTTTCTCAGGGAGACATCGATGAGGCGCAAAGAAAAAAGGCTAGGGCTAGGCACCAACCATACACAGGACACGAGTCATCTCTTTATCCGGGCATGAAATTTTAGATTAAATGCGCGACCTCGGTAAATATAATAAGAACTCTGCCCCTACTGCGGAGTTAGTAAACGACAGAATGCTTGACGCATCAGCGTTAGTGACAATGCTAGTGTATGAGGGAAAGACTGCATCAGAGATAGCTAAAGCCCTGAACACTTCTGCGGCATCTGTAAAGCGTGAAATAGTTAAGCCGCGTGTTCAGGCTATGATAGACAAAGAGCAGACTAAGCGGTCAATGCTTATTGCTCATATACCTATCGCATCGTATTCAAATAGGCTAAGACGTCTAGAGGAAAACTATCAAGCAGCAGAGCATGAACAGAACCATGACATAATGCTTAAATGTTTAGCCCAAGCTCGCGAAGAGACTCGATTGATTGCAGTAGAAGAGAATGGTGAGTCTATGGCCGCTGGGCCTCAGATTGTCGTTAATATTGATAAGTACGAAGCCGCGAATGAGTCTACAATAGATAAAGCGATGGAGGTCATAGAAGATGGCGTGGGGATTACCTAATAACTCACTTAATGAGTCTGCGTTGCAGTTAGATATCTCTACGTGGAATCATATGTCGTTCTCCTCTGTTGAAGATGCTGAAGAGGCAGAATTAGAGTCGCGATACGTTAGACTTTGCGTAACGCTTCTTGTAGGGCAGTTAAATGAAACCATTGAAATGCTTTATAAGTGGCGCGATCTTGATTGGATGCACCGCGTGCATGAGGGAATATTAAAAAATGAGTGGACATTACATACGATAGCAGAAATTAAAGATTTTTCGTATTTAGAGATGCGTGATCTATATAATGATTATAAAACAGACTGGGTGCTTTCGGATTCTACAATAGATGTTTGGTTTACGCCTCAAATGAAAATCTATCTTGAGTCACTTAATGTAGATCCAATTGATTGTATTGAAGTATGTAAAAACATTGTAAACGAAGATCGCCGTTTAGGTATTGAAGAGCGAGATATTGCAGAACTCTTAATGCCTCAATACGAAGATATAAGGAATGTAAAGTCAGCTCATGGCCAGAACAAAAATACAAACAGAAAACCTGCAGTTCGATTTCAAGCTTCAACCGAAGCAGTTCCAACTTCTCGAGGCGGTGAAAGCGGGTACGCGGCATCCTTTCTACGGAGGAGCGAGAGGTGGAGGGAAGAGTCACGGCGGCAGATTGATAATGCTGACGATGCTGCTGGAACATCCGGGGACAACGGGGCTGATAATTCGGAGAACATTTAAACAGCTTGACGGTAATCATGTGAGGCCATTGTTTCGTCAGTTTCCTGATATGAGGAACTGGTATAATAAAAGCGAGAATGTATTATATTTGCCTAATCATTCACAACTAATGTTTGGGCATTCAGAACATGAAGATGATGTATTTCAGTATCAAGGCCAAGAGTTCGATTATATATTTGTAGAAGAGGTGACACAGTTTACGGAATTTCAGTGGCAGATGTTGAGTACTTCAAATCGAACATCCAAAGCTGGAGTAAAGCCTGTTATGTGGGCTACCGGAAACCCTGGAGGTGTAGGGCATTTATGGGTGAAGCGTCTTTGGGTAGATAAGATATATGAAAATGAAGTCGAAGAAGCTGAAGATTACACATATATACCAGCAAAGGTTTATGACAATCCTGCGCTAATGGATGCGGATCCAGCTTACATAAAGATTCTTAAAGCAATAAAAGATGAACATTTACGAAGAGCGTATTTAGACGGAGACTGGGATATTTATCCCGGACAATATTTTTCAATGTGGCAGCATAATGAACTTGTTAAACCTTCGTTTGAGATACCTGTTGACTGGCCGTTATACGGCGCAATGGACTATGGTGAAGTTGCTCCTACATCTTTTGGGTTATACGCTATCGATTATGATGGTATTGTATGGCGTATATTGGAATACTATCAAGGGGAAAGAACAGGATCAGAACACGCAAGAGAGATCAGACGGCGAATTGAATCGTGCCCTTTTACAGGCGGAAGACCCCCGACATTGATTTATGCTGATCCATCTATGTGGACTAAACGGCGATTACACGAAAGATACACTAAAAGTCCTGCAGATGTATTTCAAGAAGAAGGATTGCATTTGACTCGTGCGAATAATGATCGTATTAACGGTTGGCGTGCGTGTAAAGATGCATTAGTGCACGGAAGTTTTAAAGTATTTGACGGTTGGAATGATCACTTCGTTCGTACAGTTCCAGCGTTGCCTCGAGACGAAAAGAATATAGAAGATTTAAATACAGATGCTGAAGATCACGCAGCTGATGAATGGCGCTATGGTATGATACACTTTTATCGTCCAATGGCAAAAACTGCTGATGAGCTATATGGAAATGGCAAAGAAATCCTTGACGACCTTGATGATGATGGACGGAGTGTTGGTCGTTATCACGTTACAATGAATTGAACTTATGGATGCTGCTGATAAAACTTTTTGGCATAGTCAGATAGAGACAGCCAAAGATGCAATGGACGAGCGTCACAAAACGTGGCAAAGATTGCTCGATGCCTACGCATTGAAGCTAGACCTTCCAGGACTTGACGAAGAAAAGACTATTCGTCTGTCGCGGATGTATCCGATCATGCGTCAGATGTTAGCTTCTTTGGCCTTTAACTATCCGCATATTAATGTAATGGCGGAACCGTTATATGAAAGGCTTGGAATTGACTGGAACGAAACATCGCGGATAATGGAAAAGGCTGCAAATAGTGCTTTAAAGTTGATGAATGCAAAAGTCGAAGTTCATCAGCAAATTTTTGACGCGGCTTTTTGCGGAGTAGGTTGGGGTAAGTTTGGATGGAATCCTATAGGTACGGATTCATTTCCTCCTTATACAAGCAATGACGTTATGCGCGAGGGATTTACGTGTTACATGCGTAAAGATCCGTTTCGGATATTTCCTGATCCTGATTGCCCTCCTCAGAGTATTGGGTATGCGTATTATATAATTGAAGAAATTGAAGTGCCGTTTAAATTTGTGCGTGATGATCCGCGTTATACGTTGCCTGAAGGTTTAGATTCAATTGAGGATTTGCAGTCTGGGACAGAGTATGGACGCCTGGGCGCAGATTTATATGACGAAGAAGATGAAATTGTTAATCGAATTAAAGGCGATAAGAAAACAATTAAAATTTATGAAGTCCATAACCGTATTGATGGGCGGTTGCATACGTTCTTGGATCATTTAGAAGATCCGATTGAGGATGTAGAGCATCCATTTGGAAATGCTGTTCCTGAAGTTTCTGGCGAATATATTGTAGGCTCTACGCCTCTTCCAGGATCATTGCTCAAGAATGGTACTCAATACGTTCCGTTACGATTCGACCTTAATGATTCGTTTTACCCCATACCGCCGATGGAGTACATTGAGGATTTACAGGCTTTGATTATTGAGTCTGTGTCTCGGCGTGCGGACGTTCTAAAGCGTTTTGCGCGTGTAATTTTTGCGGAAGAGTCTGAACTTGGATCAAACTCTCAGCTAGAAAAGAAGCTCAAAAATGCTGAAGATGGTGATATTGTAGCAGTTAAATCTTTGCAGAGTATTCAAGAAGCTAATTGGGGTAATGTTCCAACAGATCAATTAGGATTGGAATCAGATGCACGTAGTTACGAAGAGCAGTCATTGCACGTTGGAGACTTAGCGCAACAAGGCGCAAGTAGAAAGACTGCTACGGAATCTGCGCTTCTCGCGGGTCAGTCATCTCTTAATAGAGAATGGATGCAACAAGCTGTTGCGGAAGTATATGAAGACATAACTGCTAATAATTTTAAGGCGTGGCGTGACTTTAGGTATACTCCTCATAATTTTATTATTAATATTGCAGACGAAGACGCTGAAGCAGAATATAGTGTATTAACTACAGAGGCGTTTAATTTTGATTTTGCTCTAAGAGTTGACGCACAATCAATGCAGCCGATGATTGAAGAGATTGAACAGCAAAATACTATTTTATTGTATGATAGGTTAATGGCTAATCCTTTAGTAGATCAAATAGAAGTTACTAAGATGTTAATGCGCGGGTTTAGGAGGGCTACCCCAGAAAAACTATTAAGAGGTATGGCCGGAGGTGACGCACTTGCGCTTATAGAAATGGAAATTGGATTATTGATGCAAGGCCAAATGCCTCCAGTTACTGAAGGAATGGATCACTTTGCGCATATTCAAGCAGAGAACCCACAAGCATTGTCACAACGGCCTGAATTTGCTCAAGTACCTCCCCAGTTACAACAGCTAGTAATGCAGGTTGCCATGCAGCACGTTGAAATGCATCAACAACTAGTAGCACAGCCTCAAGGGGGCGGATCACAGCCAAGCGTAGACGGACGTTTAGTAGAAGGCGGTCAAGGTGGTATTATAAGTGAAGTAAGGCAGAACGCTCAAGAGACAGCTGACGCCGCTACTGCAGATGTAGCAACACTAACGGGACAAGGCGCATAAATGGCTATAAATCATGATTATTTTTGCGCTAAGTGCGGAGTAGAAAAATGTGACATTATTACTGGGGCTCCGCAATGTTGTGGAAAGTCTATGAGTATTCATTATGGCAGAATTACTGGGCCTGCCGCATTTAATCCTAACGCTGCTTCAATGTATGGGAAATACCATCCAGGATTTGGTTGTGTTGTAGAAGATTACGCACATAAGAAGCGATTGCTAAAACAATTTGACGTAATTGAAGCTGCAGACCCTGTAAAAGGATCGCGCCAACATGAACGTCCTCCAGGGTACCAAGGTAGAGGAAAAGAAATCGTTCCTCAAAAGAAAGAATCTAATCAGCTTGGCGGATGGATTAATGGTCCAGAAGATATTAAACGTCTAGAAAAGGAGGCTCTCGATGGTATTGGCCGAGGTTAAATTCGAGGTGACGGAAGAAAAAGGATGGGCACGCTCAATTATAGTTACGGATATTAACACTGGGGAGGCTAGAGCTTCTGCAAAAACTCGGGAACTTGCAGACTTGGCTTTAGTATTATTAACCCTATAACTTCAGTTCCCGAATTTATATAATTGTAAGGAGTATGACATATGTCAGAAGCTACACAGCCGGTTGAATCCAGCGAAGAGGTCAGCGAAGGAGTCTTTGGAGCAGGATTAGACGAGCCCGTCGGACCAGACGTTGGAATTCAGGCAGCTGACCCAGAAGCTAATGACGCCCAATTCACTGAGGCGCAAGAAGAGTTTGATCCAGTGCAGTTTGATTGGTTATCTGGAGATATTAATGAAGTACCATCTGAATATCAACCTCTTCAGAAAGTTGCGCGTCAGCAACAGTCGATTTTAAATCGTACTAACATGGATATGCGCAACCAAGAAAAGCGTATGCGCGAAGCCGAGGAGCGTTATCTTCGTATAATTGAAGGTGCCCAGGGCCAAGAAGATCAACCACAATCTATGGAGAATGGTTCAATCTTACCGTCACTGGGTATCACGGCTGAGTCTGAAGGTTACGATGCTGCCATTGCTGTAGAATCTATTGCTCAGGCCATAGTTAAACCGTATTTAGAACGTTTAGGTACGGTGGAAAATGGTGTAGGTCAGATATTACAGACTTACCAACAGGGTCAGCAGCAACAACAGCAGCAAGCACAATCTCAAATTCAGGCGGAGATTGACGAAGCTACCGCTACTCACGGTGATGCAATCTGGAAAATGCAGGATGACATTGCATATTTTCGCGGAAAAACCAATCCAGAGACAGATAGACCTTATACGGTATTGCAAGCTTATGAAAAAGCATTAGCGTATAATGGGGGTCTTCAATCTCCTGCGTCACAGAATTCGACTAAGCCCAATAGGACTGGGCCTGGCCCGCGTTCTGTCCCTTCCAATAATAATAATTCATCAGGCAGACTTGATACTAGTCAAGTTCTTGATGGACTAAAGAACATAGGATTTGAATAATGGCGGCTACAAGTAGTACTGAGACTTGGGATGCTGCTTGGACTCTAACTATGCGTTCTAAGCGTAAGCGGCTGACTGATACGATTTTTGACGCGTATCCAACGTTGCGTATGTTTAACTCGAAAGCAGAAGTAGAGGCCGGCGGCAAAGAGATTCAAGAGGACGTAATGTACGGCAAAAATAGCGGTACTTGGTTCGACGGGTATGACACTGTCGGTACCGATGCTGTTGATGGTATCACTGCGGCTTTCTTCCCGTGGCGTTACTATGCTGTTCCTATTACGATTTCTATGACCGAAGAAGATGAGAATCGTAAAAGCGACAGTGCTATGCGATTGCTCGAAGCTAAAACTAAGCAGTCTATGAT